CTGCAAAAAACTTCGCTGGTGAATTATTTGCTGGCGAATATGTACAATACGCAAAAGCTGTCTTCTTCCGTATGGGGACAGAATGTGATTGTCGTTTCCAATCTGCAAAGCGGCGATCTGTATTCGTGCCAGCAATGCGCGTTCAAGAAATTCCCCGACAATATGTATTCGGAAGAAGCGACGGCGATCGCCTGGAACTTCGATGCCGGCATTATCGAACCGCTTTTGGGCAATGGATCGCCAGCCCTGCCCGGTAACTAATACGGCGGCGCGTTGCCGCTGTCCTGATTGGCGTCCCGGCTTTTGCTGTCGGGACGCCGAACCTGTTGAACCGCGCATAATTCCCAAAGAGGAAGAGGCGCCACCATTAAGGGAAGCCGCATGAAAATTATGAACGAATTTCCTGTCGGGGAAAATCAGTACAAGCCCCGCCAGATGCTACCGAAAACACAGCTTCACGTTGTCCGGCGCATGACGCCTTTCATCGTGGGAATGCTGGGACAGCTTCCGAAGGCTGCGATCACGGCGGCGCTATCAGAAGACAAAAAGACCGTCGATCTGGACAAGATAATTTCCACGATCGATCCGATGGCGATGATTACGCCGATCCTGGAAAACATGGCGACCATGCCCGATAAGGATGTGGATTTTATCATCGATACATGCATGGAACATTGCGATCGCGCGATCGGAAACGGCGCCGGATGGTCCGCCTTGAAGAAGCCCGGCCAGCCAATGCAGTTCATGGATATCGAACTGATTCCGATGCTGCAAATCACCTGGAACGTGATTCAGCAGAATGTCGGCAATTTTTTTCCCGTGCCGTCCCTGAATACGAACGAACCGCAGGCGACGGCGTAAAGGTCGATTGGGTCAAGTTACCCGATGATGAAGACTGGCTTATGCGGCCAGTTTTGCGCGGCCTGTGCAAATACGAAAGCCTTCTGGATGGGACGCTAGATTTATGCGATCTGGCGGTGATGAATGACGCATTAGATATTCAAGACGAAAACCAAAGGCGCTATGATGAAGCGCACAAGGGGGACGATCCGTGAGTATGAATCCAGACACGATCAAGGACTTCCTTGTTGGCCTGGGATTCAAGGTCGATACGAACGGCCTGAAAACATTCATGGGCACGCTGGAAGGCGTGACAAAAGCCGCGCTTGCTGTGGGCGTCGGCGTCACGGCCGCCGCTGTCGCCACGGTGAAAGCCGTCGAAATTGTTTCCGAACAATTTGAAGGGCTCTATTACGCATCCCAGCGCATCAAAGATGGCGTTGGAAATATCCAGTCTTTTGACTTCGCGATCGGCAATGCGGGCGGCACGGCCGAACAGGCGCTTGGATCGCTGGAAAATCTCGCATCCTTCATGCGGACAAATCCGGGCGGCGAACGCTTCATAAATTCGCTGGGCGCTGGCACGCGCGACGCTAACGGCGAAATGCTGAAAGGCGTCGCCATCATGGATAACATTCTGGCGCGGCTGAAACAGATGCCATATTACCGCGCGAAGGCTTATGCCGATGCTGTTGGGATCGATGAATCCACGATGCAGGCTTACAATCGCGGAATCAGGCCGGGCACCTATAACGATCTGTATAAGCAGGCCGGGCTTGATCCCGACAAGGTGGCCAAAGACTCAAAAGATTTTATGAACAATCTGCGCGAAATGGAAGCGGATGCCGGCGTGCTGGGCGCTGTATTCGCTGAACGTCTGGCGCCGGCCGCCTTGGCATTTATGAAAATTCTTGAAGGCGGAATCTGGATCATCGAAAAATTGGATCAGGTGACGGGCGGCCTGACTACAAATTTGATTGCTGTCGCATCCGCCCTGGGCATTGCATCGAAGGCGGCAAAATTTCTTGGCCTAGACCTGATGGGGCTTCTCGCAAAGGGTATGGCGCCGCTTGTGATGCGAATTGCTGTTCTAGTGGGCGAATGGCTTCCCGCCCTGGGCGATGCGATCATGGCTGTCGCCGCGATGATCGAAGCTGGCGGGATCATTGCCTTCGGATGGGTTGCGCTGATTCTGGCTGCGATCGTTTCCCTGATTTATGGGGCATACGAACTTTTTGAACATTGGGACGATGTGGCCGCTTTCTTCGGCCGCATTTGGGAAGATATCTGCGACGCCTTCACTGATGCCGCCGAATGGATTCTGAAACAGCTTGGCCTTATGGGGCCGGGCACACTCACAAATGCCTGGGCCGGGATAACCGGCTTTTTTGAAGGCATCTGGAACAGCCTGGAAAACACGTTCAAGGCCGGCTGGGACCGAATCAAGCCCTATGTCGAGGCAATGGCGAAGCTGGTCAAGAAGGATTGGGCTGGCGCCCTGGGGGCGGTCGCGGGCGGCGTGATCGGCTTTGCCGTGGGCGGCGTCCCTGGGGCCATTGTTGGCGCTGGCGTGGGCTATGGGCTGGGCCATGAAGCCAATAGCCCGGAAGGCCGGAAGGCCATTTCTGAGGGCCTTGGGGCGCTTGGGAAGGGCGATTACGCCAAAGCTGGCGCACAGGCTATGGCCTTCTTCAAACAGGCCGGGTGGACGGCGGCCCAGGCGGCCGGGATTGTGGCGAACATCGGCCGTGAAAGCGGGTTCCGTTCCGGCGCCGTGGGCGATGGTGGCGCGGCGTTCGGGATCGGGCAATGGCACAAAGACCGGCAACAGGCATTTGCGGCCTGGGCGGGACACGATATCCATCAATCGAACTTGCAGGAACAGCTAGGCTTCATCAATTACGAACTGACAAAGGGAAGCGAAAAGATGGCGGGCGGGATTCTGCGCGCCACGAAAGACGCCTTTTCGGCCGGCGCTGTCGTGTCGATGCGCTACGAACGCCCAGCCGATCGCGCCGGGGAAGCGAACAAGCGCGGCGGCATGGCGGAAGCCTATCTGGACAGCGACACACGCCGGGACCATCCGCCCGAAAATTATTTCGCAAAAGCCCATCTGGCGCCCGCCAGCACCACAAAGACGATAAAGATCGATCACAAGTCCCAGGCGGATATCCATGTTCACGGATCGACAACGCCGGAACAGACTGGCAAGGCGGTTGCTGGCCAGCAACAGCGCGTGAATGGTGACGCGGTTCGGAATCTGAAAGGCGCCCTTACGTGAGCGGCCCCGGCACCACAGATGGATCGACAGTCAATGCGCCCAGCGAAACCGTCACCGTAACAGCCGCCGCGATCAAGCCCGCGCGCCTGATCGGAACCATCATCGCAGATATCACCATTTCCGAAGACAATGCGGACACGGTGACGATCACAAAAAAGCCTGTCGAATATGGCGCGGCGATCACCGATCACGCCTATTCCGAACCGCCGACAATTTCGATTCTTGCGAAATGGTCTAACAGCAGCATTTATGCGAACGGTGATCCTGACTACTGCAAAAATATCTATCAAGACCTTTTGACGATGCAGGCCCAGCGCATCCCTTTCAAAATCTATACGCCGCAACGGCGTATGCAAAATATGCTTATCTTGACGATCGCAAAGCACACGGACGAAAAAACCGAAAACGCCCTGGAATGCACGCTGGGCTGTTCAAACATCAATCTTGTTACCGTGTCGATCAGCGCCCTAAAATCGAACAGTTCGCAGGCTAATCCCGCAAAAACTGGAACGATGCTTTCAGGTGGCACGCGCCAGACGATACCGGCGCCAAGCTATAATAGCACGGGCGGCGCATCAAACATTCCATTTGCTAGCAACCTTTAATCAGGAAAGATGTAGCGATGGCAGGAACGCCTGTTGAAATCCCACTGACGCCATCGCAGAATCAAAGGTTCACGATTCAGCTTGGGACTTTGGATTACGTTTTAACCTTTATCTATAACGATCAGCTTGACGGCGGATGGTACATGGATATCGGGGATGCGCTGAACAATCCGCTGTCGCTAGGGATTCCGCTTATCACGGGCGCCGATCTTCTGGCACAGTACGCGGCCGATGTGGGAATTCCTGGACAGATGGAAGTCCAGACGGACCATGATCTTTATGCGGTCCCGACATTCGATAACCTGGGCGTGAACAGTCACTTATATTTTATTCCAAATGCCGATTGATCTTTCAAACTATCAGTATCTTCGCAAGTACAGCCTAACGGCAACTTCCAATTCGGAAATTGTCGATCTGTCAAATTTGCAGATCACATTTAAGATCAAACAGGGCGATGTTCAGACGCCTAATTATGCGATCATCCGCGTGTACAATCCAAGCGATGATACGGCGAGAAAAATTCAAAAGGAATTTTCACAGGTTGTTTTGCAAGCGGGTTATATCAGCGCGCAATATGGCCAGTGTTTTGTAGGCACGATCAAACAGGTAAAGCGCGGACGCGAAAGCGCCGTCGATACCTATATCGATATTCTGGCGGCCGATGGCGATGAACCGTATAATTTTGGAGTCGTGAATGTATCGATGGCGGCCGGATCGACGGCAACGGATCAGGTGAACGCGATAGCGCAAGCGATGGGGATTCAGGTGGGCTATGTGTCCCCGCTGTCCACAACAAAACTTCCGCGCGGAAAGGTATTGCACGGCATGGGCCGCGATATCCTTCGGCGCATCGCTGCATCAAATAAATGCGCGTTCAGCATTCAGAATGGCAAACTGCAAATGCTGGCGCTGGGAAGCTATTTGCCGGCGCCGGCCGTCCCGATCAATGTCCTAACTGGCATGATCGGAATGCCGACACAGACGGAAGATGGAATTCATGTTTCCTGCCTTCTGAACCCGAACCTTGGAGTCGGAAACCTGATTCAGATCAATAACAAGGATGTGCAGCTTGCCTTGCAGGCGCCGGGATATAACGCGCTTGTGGCTTTTTCACAGCTTCCATCGCTGTCCGATGATGGCGTTTATCGAATTTATGTGAATGAGTATGACGGCAATTCGCGCGGCGAAGAATGGGATCAGAATATGACATGCCTTAGCCCTACAGGCCCGATCCCGGCCGCGCTGATCCCGAAAATTCAGGGGCAGTAATGGACCCGCGCGAACGTCTGGATGATCCCGAAGAAGCCACGCGCACCGCCCAGGACGGGCATCAGGCGCGCATCTGGACTTCCATGCCCGGCATCATTCAATCTTATAACGCGGATGAAAATACGGCTGTCGTTCAGCCCGTGATCGAGGCGACGCAAGAACTTTCAGACGGCACATTCAAACAGCTTGTTTTGCCTCTTTGTCAGGATGTACCTGTGGAATTTCCGGGCGGCGGCGGATGCACGCTGACACTTCCGCTGGCGGCCGGCGATGAATGCATTTTAGATTTTCAATGCCGCCCGATCGATGCGTGGTGGCAGAATGGCGATGTACAGCCGCAAATTGAACAGCGGATGCACGATCTATCGGACGCCACATGCCGTCCAGGGGTGCGATCGAAGCCGCGCACACTGACGAACATCAGCACCACAAAGGCCCAGCTTCGGAACGATGCTGGCGATACCTATGTCGAACTGGACCCATCCGGAAAAGCGGTAAACATTGTTGCACCGGGCGGATTCACGGTTAGCTGTTAGGAATAGGCATGACAAACCCACTTGAATCTCTTGTCCTCAATCGCTTGTCGCTCAAAGCAGTTGGAAATCTTGCGGCCGGCACGGGCGGCATCACGGCGACGATCACTTCTCCGACTGGACAGGTGGTGAATATTGTTAATGGCGTGGTGACAAATGTTTCAGGAAATGGCGTCGGCGCATCTGGCCCAATCAATCTCGATTATTTCGCAAACCTGACGGCGCAAATTGACGGAGCCCTCGGTTGCCAACAATTGCAAGGGATAGTGGACGATGCTTTCTCGGCTCTTCAGGATCAGGTGGATGATGTAACCGCACAAATCACCGCACTCGCACCTATTCTCGCGCTGCTAGAGGCACCGGCAAATCCTGCCGCCGTCATAACTTGGATCGGGAATTTCATCACCGGGTTCTTGACGCCCTATGTCATTCCATACACCACACTCGCGGCTCAAATAACTGGCCTGACGGCACAGATCGCGGCATTGACGACAGCCATCACGAACGCATCGGAAAACATTCCGGGGTGCGAAATTATAATTCCGCCGATCACTGGCCTTTAGTACATTTTTTATATAAAAGAAAGTCTAGGGGATTTACGATATAATGCGTTATCGGGCGCTGGACGAAAACGGCGATTCTACATTTGGCCAGGGAAGCGCGAACTTCCTTGTAAATTCCCCCGAAGCGGCCGGGCAGGCTGTGGAAACACGCCTACAGCTTATGCAAAATTCCTGGTTTCTGGACCTGACGGCGGGAACGCCCTATGACGAAATTATCGGGCCTGGAAAGCTGGCGACAGCGGACGCCGCCATTCGGGAAGTGATCCTGGAAACACAAGCCATCACGAACGATGGCCTTGTGAACATCATCAATAAGATTCAGAAGTATTCTAGCAGCGTGGACCCGAAGCGGAATTTTACCGTGTCGGCAACGCTAGACACGATCTTTGGCCAAATTGAAATCGCGACAGTCTTCACGCCGGGGAATTCGCAATGAGTCTCGCCGCATCCGTCACGCCACAGGGCGTTAGTGCGCCGACGCTGGAAGATATTCTGGCGTCGAACCAAGGGATGATGCGCGGAATTTATGGTTCCGATATCTATATCGATCCCGACAGCCAGGACGGCCAGCAAATCGGCGTTTGGTCAACTGCGCTTAACGATGTGAACAATATGTTCAAGGCGGTATATGCGGCATTCTCGCCCGCGTCCGCCCAGGGCACCGGGCTTTCCAATGTGGT